GCATTAGGCATTTTTTACCCTCCTTAATGCTATAGTTCCCCCGTTTATAGACATTTATTCTCTACACCCCAGGGTTCGAAGTTACTCAAAAAATCTCTCAAATAACAGCTGTTTTTGAGTAACTTCCATTGTGTCTCCTTTGTGTTTGTTGTGATTTTTATTGTGTATGTAAATTCAGTAAGCATATGTTTAAGTATGTGTTATGGTTCTAATACTGCACGGGCGCCAAGGAACCAGCTATAGTCCCACGCCACACCGTAAAAGTCCAACGCACCGGGGCACCGAGCCCCGAATCTGCAATCGCCGCCACGGGTGGCTATCCTTTCGTCAGACGGACTATGCCCCCAGCCCTGCCCGTCGAATCCTCCCTGCCCAGCAGTGGTTGTAGATGCAGCTATCCCATGAACCTTCAATACTGCTTCAGTGCGGTATGAAGCTATGCTTTGTCCTGAAGATGTTACACCAGATATTGACAATCCTGTATTAATAAAACTTCCATGGCTATACCCGTCTGAATAGTTAGTAAATGGGTTTATAGTTTTGCCTGCTGTATAGATTGCTCCGTTGTAAAGCCTTACACCATCCGTAAACTCCCAGCGATTGCCACAGAAATCAGAAATAGGTATATCCCAGAATGGATTGCCACAACCAGTTAAACTTGCTCCATATGCTGAAGACAGAGTAATATCTATTGCACCAATATCGTTCGGGTCAAAATGCCACTGGGGTATATGGTTATTTGCCACAAATCCATAGGTATTACCTCTTAACAACCATCTATTTATCCTTGTCCACAACCACAATTCAAACCAGTGAGCATCAGTTATTAACCCGCCTTTACCAGCCCAGCCTGTGTAGCTTGCTCCCTGACCATATTCAAGAAATCCACCGTAGTCAAAGCGGGATTTGAGATACTGTCTGAAGTGGACGATTGTTAGTGTTGAACTGGTTCTTGAACAAATAGGAACTTTCATTGGAGCTGAAATATAATTCCTTTTACCTGATGAGCCGTCGCAGATTGAACCAGCACTTGTTTGTGTAGCATCGTTAGCTGAACACAGATACATATCCACCCAGAAACCTCCGAGATAATGGCTTTCAAGAGTAGAACCATTTGTCCATTTGGTTGGTGTTGTTCCTGTTGCACAGAACCACTGACCTGTTGCATTTCTTGGAGCACCCACATTAGTAAAGTCGTCATTAGATACGTAGTTAACAATCTTATACCACGTGCCAACTGTAAGTGTTCCACTGGTTAATCTCTGTGAAAGCCCTACTACCTCATAGTCCGTTCCTTTTGTCCATGAAGACCTGATTAATCTTGGATGAAACCAATCACCAACTGTGCCTGATGGTGTAGCTACAGCGGCATTGGAACTTAATGCTCTACAGGCTACAAAACGAGGGATCCACTTCATCCTGGAATGAAATCCATCCCGGTCAACATAAGTCATGATTGGTGTATCGAAAAGCTTCATTAATTCAAGACTGTTTCTATTTATTACTGCAGGCATGATAATACCTCCTGATAGTTTTGATTTACTGTATCTTTTTCATCATCTGAACAGTTTGATATGACATAGTTGTATTCTTCTTCTGCCTGTGCTTGTGTGATGGAATACTGTATGTCTCCGTGTTTAAGGATGAGTATCCATCTCTGTTCGTATTCTACTGGGTCTTCATAGTTTTCTCCTGGTTTGGGGATAAGTTCATATGATGTTGATACATATGCTTCATTAACCCCACCGTTTAAAAGTAGTTCCTGAAAATATGTTACCGCTTTCATGTTAGTTCCTCCCTATTATTATCCAGTTACTTCCGTCAGACTGGACTGTGATACCTTCACCATAAAGTTCAAGAGACCAGCTGTATTCACCGTTGATGGTTTGAGAAGATGTTGTGGCTATGATGCAGTTGTATATAGAGTTTGCTACACGGATGATGTTGTAGATGCGTCTTGGGTAGGATGAGGCTGATGGGAGAGTGAGTGTTACCTGTCCTGAAGCACAGTTGATGAAGTAAGTGGTATAGTCTCCTGCTGTTGCTGAAGAGGTGATTGTTGTATAGGAAAGACCTGTAGAGCCTCTGTTGTCTAAACTTGAAGCTAGGGTTATCTTGCTGAATGTAGGGCTGGATGTATTGTTAACATTTTGACCAACAGCATTGTCTATCTTACGCAAAGATTGGGTTAGGTGCACAGGCCAATCTATGTCTCCAGGACTAACCTCTGGCAATGATAAGTTTGGTGTAAAATCTCTAACAATCTGATATTCTAATCCTGAAGCTGTAGAACCTGCATAATTAGTAGACAATGTTAGTTGGGTATTGCTGTTAACAGAAGCAATTGTGTAAATTACATTTTCAGATTTTACTTTGAACAAATCACCTGCTTCTACATTAGTTAACCAGGATGTGCCTGAACCTGTAACAGTAGCTGACCCATTAGTTACAGATACTGTTCCTGTTCTATACTGAGACATTTTTATACCTCCAAAACAGATTAATTCTTTATCATTGTAACCATCAGCAAATTCCAACCATCTAAACTATCTATTAAATCTTCCCAGGATTGGAAATTATCAACAGTAAAAGTTTGACATTTTACAACTGAACCTTCAAAATATTCGCCATAAATACTACTAAACAAATAACCATCAATAATCTTATCTGAAATAAATTTTTTTATGTCATTAACATTTTCTAACATAAAATTTTCATACATGTAAATCTCCTTTCTGAATAATATTGTATAAAGAAGCATCCATTTCAGCATATATTGCTGGCATTCCATCAATAGTTTCAGAAAAACCAATTACTTCCCAACCTAATGCTTCTTTTTCTTTTATAAACTCTTTAATATCACAATCAAGTGGTTCAATAGGTATTATTTTCCATCTAACTATTTTAACACCTCTTTCTGCCCAATTAACTTGTTTTATAAGATGTTTAATAAACACAATAAACTCCTTATGTAGACATTAATGCCCAGGCTATACTGGTTATAGCATCACCATCATAATAATTAAGGCATTCAACAGAGACTTTTATACCCAAATCATACATATCCCAGGTTTGTCCATAAGACGAAACAGTTCCAGAAGAAATTCTAAACCCAGTTACTTGAACAAGTTCAGCAGTTATAAACCAATAAACATAATTATGCCAGGCATTCCTATAACCACCAGCAGCTTGTGCTCTACAACCATAGGTTGTATTAGCTGCTGTATTCCATGGAGATGGTGGTGTTTCTGATACCCCTGTGTTTATTACAACATAAGAAACAAGACGAGGACCTTGAGCACCTGGGACAGGTTCGTATGGTTCAATTTCTGCTCCTATCATTATATAACCTAAGGAACTAACATCAGTTATTCCACTTGCAATTGTTTTTCCTTTTCCTTTCCATATTAAATCCGTACCATCCCATTTTAAACTGTATGTGCCATTACCAAAGTGTAATTTAGCAGTACTACCATCCATTCCTATCCAGAAACCAGGCCCTGTAGAACCGTAAGCAGTCTTGCCTTGGAACATGTAACCACCAGTTGTAAACTCTAACTTGTGGGTCATAAATTCTGCCATCAAGCCTGTAGGACCTTGAGGACCTGTTACGCCTTGTGCTCCTGTTAATCCTCGAGGACCCTGAACACCTGTTATACCCCGAACACCTGTTACACCCTGAGGTCCCTGTGGACCTTGAGGACCTTGAACACCAGTAACACCTGTAGGTCCTTGAACACCTTGAACTCCTTGAGGACCCCGTGGACCTTGAGGACCTTGAACACCAGTAACACCTGTAGGTCCTTGAACACCTTGAACTCCTTGAGGACCCCGTGGACCTTGAGGACCTTGAACACCTGTAACACCTGTAGGTCCTTGAACACCTTGAACTCCTTGAGGACCCCGTGGACCTTGAGAGCCTTGAATACCAGTTGTTCCTGTTACACCCTGAGGTCCCTGTGCACCTTGAGGACCTTGAACACCTGTTATACCCTGAACACCTGTTACACCCTGAGGTCCCCGTGCACCTTGCGGACCTTGAACACCTGTTATACCCTGAACACCTGTTACACCCTGAGGTCCCCGTGCACCTTGCGGACCTTGAATACCAGTAACACCTGTAGGTCCTTGAACACCTTGAACTCCTTGAGGACCCTGTGGACCTTGAGGACCTTGAATACCAGTAACACCTGTAGGTCCTTGAACACCTTGAACTCCTTGAGGACCCTGAGGACCTTGAGGACCTTGAATACCAGTAACACCTGTTATACCCCGAACACCTGTTACACCCTGAGGTCCCTGTGGACCTTGAGGACCTTGAACACCAGTAACACCTGTAGGTCCTTGAACACCTGTAGGTCCCTGTGCACCTTGAGGACCCTGAGGACCTGTTATACCCTGTGCGCCAGTAGAACCAGGCAGACCTGTTGCTCCTTGTGGACCTGTAACACCCTGAGGTCCCTGTGCACCTTGAGGACCTTGAGGACCTGTTGGTCCTGCTATCTCATCTACAAGTCTTTTCTTATATAAATATCCAGAACTACTTTCATGTAAAGAAGGCATTTATACTAACCTCCACAATTCTTTTTGCCAGATTAAAACAATGTCAGCCCAATCACAAGGGCTGTTCAAATAAAAACTTCTGTTAGCAACGCTTAAATTTCTTAACTTGTCTCTATTTTTCAGCAAAGACACAGCTTCTTTTACAAATCTTTGTCTGTATTTAGCACTAAAAGGGTTTGCTTCTATTAAAACATTGAAATTTTTATTAACAGTCGTTTGCAAAGCACCTATGTCTGTAGTAATCAAAGGACAACCAGCAATCTGTGATTCTAAAGCAGTTAAACAAAATGTTTCCCAAAAATTATTCGGATATAAACACAATTCAGATGTGAGGAATTCCTTTGCTAAATCAGCTTTCTTAATCCTGCCTGTAAATCTAACATTGTCAAACCTACCTAATTTATTCAACACCATTTCTTGCTGTTTAGCAACAGATTCTTCCCATTCTTTTGTTTTATTCCATGTTTTTAATCCATCCCAACCATAGCATACAGTTAAACTAATATCTGGAATTTGTTCTGTTAATTCTTCCCACATATCAGCTAAAATATACAAACCCCTATCTGGATTAGAACTATATATACACTTGTATGGTATCTTTTCTATCTCTTCAGCAAATAGGTCTTTTCTTACTCCAAGCGGGATTATTCTTATTTTTTCTGCTTTTATTTGCTCTCCATACCTCTGTGCTATATACTGCCTGTGCCATTCAGAAGAGCAAACTATTAAATCGGCTCTGTCAAAAGCATCAGGTTGTTCTGGTGGTGCAAAGTAAGCATCCTGTAACCAGATTATTTTCTTTGATAAACTTTCTTTATATAAAACATCAAACCACCTTGATGTAATTATTATGTCTGGTTGAAGGTTCCAATATTCGTTTATTTTCTGATAAGGAATATAATATACTCCTTTGTAAATATGTTCTCTTTCAGTTGTGCAAAATAAAAATACATCGTGCCCCTGTTTAACAAATTCTTCACTCATTTCAAGATAAGTTGTTTCTACACCATGCACACCTTGCTGGTCAATTATACCTCCCCAAATTGGTTCTGGTGTCAACCCGAGAGTCATGAATATTTTCATTCTTGTTTTAGTTCTACACCACCAAAGATTGTTCAAAATCCTCTGGTCTAACTGCTTTTCCTGTGTTTGTTTTTCTACTATTTCCTTACAAATCTGTTCAGCTTTGTCAAATTGCTTTGTTTTGTAATATAACAAAACAAGTTGGTCTTTAGGAAGAAGCTCATATTCATATGGATTTAGGAACAATACAACATCTTCAGGAATTGGTCTAATAGCCTTTTCATACCATTCTATTGCTTTGTCATATTCCTGTAGGTTGTAATACAACAATCCTTTTAGATTGTATGCTTCAGCTCTTCTGTCATCTATTTGAATTGCACAATCAAGCCACACAAAAGCTTTATTGTATTCACCAAGTTCTTTCCAGCACAATGCACCATCATAATATGCTTGCCATCTTTCATCTTTGAAGTAATTTTCTGGAATGTCTAAATATGTAGCATAACATTCTATTGCTGCTAACAGTTCATTCATATCTTTATATGTCCTTGCAAGATAAAACCATGCTCTTGTGTCTTGTGGATGTTCTTTAATGTAATTCTGTAAAAGCTCAACATACTTTGTAAACCTTTCTCTTGCTGTTGCAGCTTTATCTGATTTTAAGTGTTCATGTCTAACCAATATAGTATTGTCATATATTATTACACCTTCACCAGAACAATACTCATGCACATTAGGTCCGTAAAACCTAAACTTACCGTTGTTTTTCCACATCCTGTTTCTGTAGTATTTGTTAAAAATAATATTGTCATCCCCTTTTGGTCCTTCTGTTATATAACAACAAACACAGTCTGCATTATTTTCAGCATATTCTCTCAACTTGTATATGTTTTGGTATATCCTTTCGTCAGCATCCATCCAGAGAACATAATCTATATCTTTTCTGCTAAAGACATAGTCAAGAACAACATTTTTAGTATTTACAAAATCGACAAACGGTGTCTCATATATCTTCCCATATTCAGAAATTATTTCTTTTGTCTTATCTGTAGAACCTGTATCAAAAATTATATATTCATCAACAATAGGCTTGACATTTTCAAGCATTGTCCTTAAAATTTCTTCTTCATTCTTAACTATAGCACAACATGCAATTTTAGGTTTTGTGTTTCTTAAACTGCTAATATTATCCATTATTTTTATCCTTTTCTTCTTTATTTAGCTCTTCTTTTTGATAAGATAAAAGTTGCTTTTTGTTTTCCTGCATTTCATTATTTGAACAATTGACAAATTGTTTATTGTCACAATATTCAAGAACACAATCAACTTTGCCAATAGTATCTGCATAATACCTTCCCCACTTGTTGTATAGATACATATTTGTTTTATCTATTACATCTTGTCTTTCTGGAAATCCTTTTATTGGTTTCCACAAGTGATAGACATATGTTGGTGCTAATCCTATTTTACCTCCTCTTGCTTTTATAGCACAGCAATATGATGTGTCTATTGCTGTATTGGGGTCTGGTAAGTCTAAATCACCAGCAACATCACCAAACAATCTTGAGTCAACCATTTGAAAGTATCCAGGAGTCCATTCAACTTCTACTGGTGGCTCTTCTGGATTTAATTTGTATGTAAAATTTGGGTCAAATGTTGAATAAACACCAACCAACCCAAACCTGCCTTTTACAAGAGTTTCAACAGCTATTTTAATGGTATCTTCAAATAAGAATTTTATGTCATGGTCTAAAAATACCCAAAACCTTTTCCCTGTTTTCATAAACTTTTGTCTTAATGCTTCAAAATTAACATTTATTGGTTTGTCGTCTATGTGAACAATAAAAGTTATGTTTGGAAACAATTTGTAAACAGACTCTATTAACGGAGGCAAATATTTTGGTTCATTTGTAAATGTTCCAAGAACAACATCGTCTTCTAAAATCATTTAAAACCTCCAAGGAGACGGGTCTGTGCATATTAAAAATTTCTTTACTACAGGGCTATTACCATTAGCATCTGTTTTAAGACTTATTCTTGCTTTGTAATTAACACCAGGATGACTTATTTCAACAGTCCCATCTAATCTGTCTATATTATTTTCTGTATCTAAAACCGTTTGCCAATGAGACCCACCGTCAAAACTAACTTCTAATTTTACATAACCAGAACCACCTGCTTCTGTAGAATCTTCATAAGAACAAAAACAAACCATGTAACTTGGGTTGTCATCTTTTAAGCTATAAGAACCTGCTGCTGGTGTAACACTGTTATTTTCTAAATAAATTGTATTGGATGTGTTGGAATCTATCAAAAATACATTTAAATTTGCATCAACTAAATAAAGACCTTTTACTTCATTGGTAAACCAATTTTTAGATGTGTCAGTTAAATATCCCTGCCCAACACTTGTAGAAGTTCCTGTTTCTATTGTTGTAACATTGTTGTATGTTTTAGTTGTCCAACCATAAACTGTGTTAGGTAAACTACCAGAAGCGACAATACTGTTTTTGTAACATTTAGCTTTGTATGTAAATGGGTCGGTTGCATCTCTTTTGGCTTCAGTTGTAAAATCATCAAAAATAGCAAATTGTGCCCAAGATACAGAATTAAATGACATTTTCATAAATTCTAATTCTATTTCATTGTATTCCAACCATTTGTCAACATATACTTGAAACTCATCAGAATAGTTTAAATCTATTTCTCCAAAAGTATCATAAGCAGCAACTCTAACATACCATGTTCCTGCTCTGTGTGGGGCAACAACTACTCTTGTATCTGTTCCATCGTTGACTATATTGCTTGAACCAGGCGTAAAACCTTGAGTTTGTGATGCATATATTCTATATCCTGCTAAATCTGGAACTGTTGATGGTGCAAATTCTACTATGTAATAACTTGTCCCTGCTGTAACAGTTATGTTTTCAAGTTTTGGTGGGGCTTCATTTGTTACTGTTAAACTTGCAACTGTGTCTGACAACCTAAAAGAACGGTCTCTTGCTCTAACTTGAATAATAAAATTTCTAACTGGTGTTCCATTACCATCTTCGTAATTTTTCTCATAAGTATATGTATATTCTGCAAGTGGTGTATATTCTGTTCTTCTTAAAGTTAAGTCAGAATTAAGTATTTTAACTTCATAGTCTAAAAACCATGCTATAGGAATATGCCAACCAGCACCTGTTGCTTCTTCGCCAGCTCCCACATCTGTTACAACAGCTGAAGTTACAGGATTCCAGACAAATTTACAATCCCTGCCTTTGAAAACATTGTCGTTTCCTTGCCCAAAAATCTGCAAGCCTGTAACTCTGTCATAAGAGTATTCGGCAACAATAGAATATCTACCTGTAGTAATAGTTTTTGTAGGCGATTCAGTTATTGTTGTTTTTACACCACTAAATGATCGGCTTACAACTAAAACTTCATATGATGTATTGGGCTCAACGTTAGTTATACTAAATTCTGTACCGTAACATTCTCCAGCAAATAGCCATGGAGACAAACCACCCAAACCACCTGTTTTTCTATAAAAAATAATAGCTTTTTCATATAAAGGATTATTGGGTTTGACAAAACTAACAACAATTTCACGAATTAATATACCAGATTCGTTATACCGTGCAGTTTCTGCTAAAAATAGGTTTGTTACAGGAGATATTGGAGTTAATGTAGAGTAGTTAATTGTTGGTAATTTTGGGGTCTCCGTATCTACAGCATAGCAATTTTCGTCATATTCTATGCATTCTAAAGTGCATTTTAAATCTCCTGTTCTCGAAACACTGGTAACCCTAAATGGTTTTGCTTCTACACCAGCTTCTCCAAAAGTAAAAACTGAATATTGTTCTGGATTTATGTTCCATGTTCCAGAAATAACAAGAGTAGTTGTTGTTCCTGGAGAATTAATTATACTTTTGGTTTCAATTGTGTCATCATTGTGCCATACTTTTACTTTGTAGCTTTTTCCAGATTCAATTGTTACATTCTTATCTACAACAACAGTATTTGCTGTAGAACTAACAACCCTACCACTAACCAGACCCCATTGTGGCACATCATGAGCAAAGTAAATAACATCTCCTATTGTACATGCTATAGAATCTACATCTGCATCAAATTGAATTGTTCTATGTAAAAGTTCATTCTGCGCAAGTTTAAATGTCCCTATTCTCCATGCTTGTGAGGCTGATGTTGTACCAATTAATTGTATTGTTGTCTTATTTGTTGGTTTGTTTAGATTTGTATTAAAAACAGAGAAAACCCCTTTTTCGTAATCCTTATCTTTGTTTAAAAATGTTATTTCTAACTCACCACATCTTTCACTAGAAGATAAAAACGTTTCAGTAAAAGAATCTGTATAAATATTACCCATGGTAAACATTTGAGTTACATCAGTAGATAAGTCAACTTTTTTGTCAACTACAATAGTAAGTTTTGCACCAATCCAAACAGGTAGAGCTCGTGCCATGTTACAAACCTGCAAGACAGCATCCCATAAAGTTGTTCCAGAATCAAACCCACCATTGAATGTAAACCTTTTTTCAGTTCCTCCTTTTCCATCTGGTACTAACTCATCACACCAATTAGCCCATGCAAGAAAAGAATTTATGTCTATCCTATCTGGAGAAATACCGTCATACCTCAAAACGGTTCTTTGACCACTCTCATCTGGGTCTGAAAACACTGGTTGAGTAATTATATCAAAACAAACCCATGCAGGATTGTTGTTATAACCTATTGTCCAATTAATCCCATCTGTTGTACTTCTAATTAAAGCACCTTCAATTAAACAAGAAAAATCTAAAGAACCAGATAGCTTATCAGAAGCTAAAGCACACAGACCAACAAGAACATTTCTTGGGTAAGTAAATTGGTCATTAACTACTTCTCTGACAGTACTAAAATAAACCTTATCCATGTATCTATGACTGCTATAGTCTTGAGAAAGTTTTGTAACTTTTACATAATATTTTCCATGTGCTAAATTTTCTTTTGTTTTAAATGTTTTTATAATAGGAGTATTTGATGATGCAGTAATTGTTACATAATCATATTTTGCTTCTTGAGACAGTACGATCCAATCTGTCTCACCTTTCTTTTGAATCTCAACTTTAATCTGCACAGATATTCCACTCAATCCGCCATAGTCATTTGCATAAAATAATCCTTGAGGAAATGTGATTTCAACTTCTAATCCATCAAATGCGTCTCCTGTTGTTTCATATATATATGGTGTGTTGTAATCAAGCTTAACATTAACAGGATAATCTGTTTTGGTTTTGTTAAAATTAGGTATAACATCTTGAGTTAAATTTCCATATCTTGCGTGTATTTGAACATAGTCAGGGTTTGCTGCCTGGTTGTTAATTCTAAAATCATATAACCTACTAATAGGACCAAGTCCCAAACTTATCAACACATTTAGATAGTTTTTGTTATCTATATTTTCTGTACATACTGCAATGATGTTTCCACGCACTTTAGACAACCCATAAAATTTAGGGACTACTATTCCTTGTTCCTGAGTTGTATGTGGGTTCCAGGAATAAATTTTTGAGCCTTCAAACCCAAAATCAGAGTCTATATCTGGAAGAGGTGGTGGCAATAACGTATTAACCAACAAACCACCAACCATCATTATACCAGCTGACATCAAAGAACCAGCCAATGTAAATCCAGAAAAGACTTGAGTTGCAAAAGCAAGTTCAGCTGTTCCACCAGCAACTGTAGCTGTTGTATATAACCCCATAGCATACGGAACATATATAGATATAGTAACCAAAGCAAGCATTGCTGCTACTCTTAAAATTTCATCTCCACCTTCTATGTGTGGTAAAAATAAAATATAATCATTTGGGTTAGCCTTAATTTTTTCTAACAAAGTATCAGGAACTACTTTACCATTAACAGAAACAATAACAGGCATATCTCTGAAATATTTGTTCTTAATTTCAGCTAAAGATTCTCCGTTGTAATCAATAACTTCTATGTCTTTGTCACACCTGTTAAATGGATTGTTAACTTTAATTATGTTTATTTTTTCCATTTGTAAAATCCTACAATCTTGTTTTTCCAAAACCAATTGTCCAATTTTTCTATAGCAACATTCCTTTTTTCAAGTATGTGGATAAATCTGTTGTTGTCAACAACAACACCTATGTGAAAATGAAATGGTTTTAAAGAAAACAAAACCAGACAACCTGCTTCTGGTTTGTCTAATTCTTCAAACAGTTCCTTTTCTGAATTAACAAGCTGATATATCAAACTTTGTTCATCTGGTGTATCATAGTCTGGTAAGTCAATTCCAAAATCTTTACATACTTGAATTGCCAGTCCATAACAATCCAATCCTGTAGTATCTCTACCTCCTTTTTTAAAAGAAATGCCTAAATATTTACAATAATCTGCCATTACCTTAACCTAATTCCTCCTTTACCAAGCCCGAAAAAACCACCAAATCTGGCACTGTTGCCTTTTGCTTGACAATCAGCTAATGTTTTTTTACAGGAAGTATCAGTTCCTGTATATCCACATTCTACGCCAGCGTTGCTACCAGAAGCTCTAACTGCTGGTGAATTGAATGTCCAGTTGCAGTGGTCTGCTATATATCTATATAATGGAAACCTCCTGCTTATTGGATTTGATATTCCTAAACTAAACGTAACCCAATAAGCATCTGCCTGGCATCCAAGAATTTCATATGTCCACGATACTGCTTCGTAATAAGAATTTTTTCCAGAAGGCTTTGCAACAATTCTTACAACTATTTCTTGCCCAACCAGTCCATCATATGCCTCCAAATATGCCTGCACTGTCCTTGAAACATTGCTTACTCTTAACAAAATTGATGGTATTTCACCCTTACTAACTTGTTTTGTTGCATCAATTTCAAAAGGGAAAGCAGTGTATGTTTTAGAATTGAACACTATGTCTTCTGTATTTCTAACCAGATAAAGAGTTGTTGGTGTTGGAGTTGTAGGCACAGATACTTCAAGTAGAATAAGCCATGCAGTTGTAGAAAAAAGTTGATGTTTTTCAGATACAAGAGAACTATCCAATTTATACTTTCCTTATATGATTATATTTGCTGGTAAATTTTTCATAGTTGCCTCAGCTTAAGTTCAACACTCCAGTAGTTAAGCAATGAATTTTCAAACTTCAGTGGCACTGCAAATCTGACTTGATAGGTCTCGTTCGTAAGTGGATGTGTCCAATTAAAAGAACCAGCTCTACCTTTCATTTGATAATAGAAGTTTTCAAGCGTAGTTTTATCTGAATTCGTTAAAAATTCATATTTGAGTGTAAATGTTTTTCTCATTCTTGTATATCGTGGTCTTGTCTGCTCATATCCAGCTTCA